TTATCACACCCCTATCCATTCCGGAGTGTGCATTTCTGTAAGCATTTCAAGGTGGTCCATTGTTTCACTAGGTACCACTAGTCCTGAAGTAATAAATGTTGGTTCTGTATAATATTTTATTAAGAATAGGCTTTGATCAGTGCTTCTTCTAAGTGTGCTAGGTCCATTCTCAACAACTTGATCCCAGTCTATATTATCTAGATCAGTTGCTACATCTACTATTGCGTATGTTAAACTCATATTTTATAATTATGGTGGTGTTACACTAACTCTTTCAGCTTCTGCTACATTTACAGTTGAAGCATTATTTATAACTGCAGTGCCCGTATCTGCTCCTTCACCTTCTCTATTATATAAACTCCAAATTCCCACACTCGTAGCATCATTGCTATTAGCGCTCTGATCTGTCATTGTCCATGTGCTACCAGATAAACTAGCTACCTCTGCCCTGTAATAAGCATCAGGATCAGTGACTCCTACAGTGTCCATTAGGTTTGGAGCTGTTCCGCTACCATATATAGCGGCTACTTCGCTGCTTACATCAGACTCCCAGAACGCTATTTCAGTCATGAAACAATCACGTGCTAAATAACTACTATAACTTCCTATCCGTGGTGAATCCAGTCCCGAAACACTCATGGTCCCCATATTACTATCAGTTTTTACTATAACACCATTAATACCTATTTTCCCTGTAGTTGTAGCTGCATCATAAGAGGCAAATAAATGATACCACGTGTCACTTGCCATTACATCGCCTATATCTATTTGCATTGTTGCCCAACCACTTCCACTACCTATATACAACTGAGGTCGACCAGGTAAATTGTCATATGTCCAAAGTATAAACCCCGTATTAGCAGGTGAAGTATCACCAGGGTTACTAAAGTAACCTTTTCGTCCAGCAATATCATTATGTTTAACCCACATAGATATTGAAAAATCTAATCCAGCAGGTTTAAATAAACTCACATCTGGCAAACTCCAATACGTAGATGCAGCGTCTGGAGTCAACATAGAATAATTACTCCATCTATCTTTGTTAGCATTATGAGGAATTAACCATTCAGCAGCATAAGCAGGTGAATTATCACCCATCCGCCACCACGCTACTGGTGCTCCAGCGGTAGCTAAGTTTGCTAAATCAGTGGCTCCAGAACTAGAGTAAACTTCATCTTGTATTTGTGCATCTGTTAATACAGAATTCCAGTAACCAGTTTCATCAATATTTCCATCAAAGAAATTTAACCCAGGTAATGTACCATCATTTTCGTTCCTAGCGCCAAGAAGTAAGTTGATAGTGGCATTTTTTACTATAGGACCAAAGCTAGGGTCTGTTACTGGAGTTCCTCCATTTAAATATATTTTTGCGGTAGTACTACTAGAATCATATGAAACAGTAATATGGTTCCATGTGTCTAAAGTAATAAGGGATTTTGCAAACTTGCAGCTTGCAGCTGTCTGCGACCTTTGGAAAACTATATCTGTACCCTCTACTCTTATTATCCAACCATCATTAGCAGTATAACCATCTTTAGCAATAATAGTATCCCAGGCATTTAATGATGCGGGACGTATCCAAAATGCTACAGTAAATGTATCATTACTTAATGTAGCATCATTGCCACATAGTATATATCCATCACTACCATCACAATCTATAGAATAAGTATTATCATAACTTGTTTCTACTGTTTGATCAGCTAATTTACTTATACCACCTATAGCAACATTATTTATCTTAGCCATATCACCAGGTTCTACTCCTATAATTTTAGCCGCTGTTCCCATAATCAAATATTATGATAATTCTATAAATGTA